AATACATCAGCATATTCTTCTACTGTAGGGTTAATTGCAATTACTTTTGCTTCGAATAAGCCAACCTTTTTGGCAAATTCTTTTTCTTCAAATACTGGACTTTGTCTTTTTTCTCCTCCAATGTTACTCATTTTTTCTGATTTTAATTGTTATTAATTGTAATATTCATCTATTGCATTGACTACTTCTTGTAAATTATTAGGTATTTTAATGTCTGCAAACATTCCATCTGGACTCTTTGCTGGATATTTTTTAAACCTGTTAGTTACAAAATTATATGTGGTTAAGCCATCTTTGTTCTCTTCCACGTGTGTATATAAGCAAACTGTTAACAATCCTTCTAATACAATTTGATTGTCAATCAATTTACCTGCTGTTTTAATCTTATATCCTACAATATCACCACCATCTTCAATAGTTTCAGGATGTGTAAAATAGAATACTTTTAAGTCATCACGTAATTTACGTGCTTCTCTAAATAACTCCACCATATCTTTAGCCATTAAGCTAAATTTCATAAATCCTTGCTCTGTAGCTTTTGCTATCATATTGAATCCCATAATATAATTAGAGTCTTCAATAATAATGTTCTTAATATGTGGTGCTTTCTCTGAAATTGTACGTAATAAACGTGTAATTTCATTTGCATCATCTACTTCCTTGTAATTCTTACTTTCTGAGTTGTACAATTTCTCTGCTCCTTTGAAAGGTAATTCTTTCTTAGCAACATTGATGATGTAAGTTTCCTTTGGATCTAAATGTTTTACTGATGTTGATTTGCCAGTGCCTGTAGCACCAACAATTCCAATTAATTTGCTTGCCATGTTTTTTTTACTGATTTGGTTCCACCAAAGATAAATCAATATCTTCTGATTTCAAAATATTTATTTTAGTTTTTAAAATATTTGGATCAGTAATTATTTCATTATACATCTTCTCAGCTACAAGTTTATTACCTGTACCCTTAACGTATTGACCATCAACTTGTATGATGTACCAAGGTTCTCCATTAAATCTTTGTTCTTCTACTAATTCTATTTTCATATATATTTTATTTTACTCTGATCAAACAAATTAAGAGCTTTTTTTAACCATTTGATTTCTACCTCTTCAGTAGTACAAATGATGTAAACATGAGCTTTTTTATCTTTGTTATTATATTCCATTGCTGTACAACGCATAATTTTCTGAGCAAGGTTTTCTGCATTGCTATCAAAGTAATTGATAATCACCTTGTTAAGTGGTTTATATGTTATCCCTGTGTTACCTATCTTAACAACAGCTAGATGATTTCCCTTACCTGCAGCAAAGTCTGTAAAGATGTCTTTCTCTGTAGATTTGCTATGATAGGAAGGAATGCCAAGTGTATCTGCTATTTTGGTAACACCACAAAATACTAATATTCTATCTTCCTTGTATTTTGCCAAGATTTCTCTTGTTTTCTCCATTTTAGCTATGCTATTCTGAATGATTCTCATTCTGGCTAGACGTAGAAACATTGTTGCTTTTCCTTGTCTTTCTAATTGATCAATCACCCAAGCGTAGCTATCAAATTGCTTTTTCTCTGTACGTTTCTTTCCTTTATAATCATTAATACGCTTATCATCTAAAGGAACCTTTATTACAGTGATTTCATAGTCTACAATAACTCCCTCATTAATAGCTTGTTCTATTGAATAGGTTGCTACTACATACAAGCCTAACTTTTCTTTTAAGTTTTGTTCTGTAGAGCTAGCTAATGTACCTGTAAGACCAAGCATGTAATTACATTGTAATTCATTTACAGCTTCAATTTGTGCTTCAGAGAGCAAATGTATCTCATCTAGTATAACTAGATCATAAACACTATCTACATGCTTTTTAATAGATAGATGTGTGGTGTACGTAATGTTGGGGTTTTTGTATTTTCTAGTTTTGAAATCAGTTTCCCAAGATTCTTTAATCTTAAGATCTGGGTAGGCTATTAGGATGTGAATATCCTTGTCTAGTTTTTCTAGAATGTTGATAGTTGTAAAGATCTTTCCAAACCTAGGACATAGATTGAGAATACCATGTTTCCCATCACTTAACCATTCATCAGCAAACTCTTGTTGTCTAATGTCTCGTAACGAGAGTGTCTGTTTTGCCATAGTTTATAATTGTTGTAATAGACCAAAATAACCATTCAATATTTAAGGCTACATATGGATCATGCTTTTGTATATTGTTCATCAACGTCATTGTTGGTAATAGAACTATCTGCCACCAGTGACTTTTAGAATTGGGTAGTGTATTATATGTTTTTACATTTAATTTCATAGTGTTTATTTGTTTAAAAAGAAACTTTTATTAATAACCTCATCATAAGTGTTTTCAGTCATATACTTAACCTTAGGGAACTCCTTAAACATTCCTATCTGGCCAAGAAAACCAAGTCCTATTCTTACATCATCTTCACCATAAGAATTCTTAATAAGTCTTAATGATCTGAAATACTTTGCACCAAACTCATCTCTGAGTTTATTTAGGTCATAACCACTAGGGTCTTCCACCTTATATCGCATGGGATCAAACAATGCTAAGACAACATCAGCATCATTTTGTGTCTGTGAGCTCTCAGCAAAATCTTCTAGCTGTGGCTCTACATCACCACTCTTTAGTCTCATTGGACTAGAAATGTCCCTATTGAACTGACTCACTACAACAGGACTATATCCAAACATGTCACGAGCATATCTAAGCTCATCAGACATTTTATCAATACACTGTTTTTTAGTAGAAAAGTCTTTAGTTGGCTTTAATAAGCCTATATGATCAATAACAACAATAGTTATTTCATTCTCATTATTAGGAATGTATTTCTTATTGTATTGATCTACATCTTCCATTACACCATTAACTAATGCATGTTCTTTAAGATGTTTTGCTATACCCACTGGGTTTTCTGGTCCATCAATAATAGTGATTACATCTGACATTGATTCCATGTAATCCTCATACATTAGGAATAGATCATGTTCATCTTTAGTCATCTTTTCTGTCCAACCTAATAGCTTAGATACAGGAATGATTACACCTTGGTCTAGAAAGATCTTTCTTGATACCCACTTGGCATATTTATATGTCCTGCTACGCTCCATTGAACGATATATGATCTTTAACTTAAGACTAGGGGCTTTTTGACTGATGTACCAATCAAATGGATTCAAAACATAAGCATCATCTAAAAAGCTAGTCTTACCTGATCCAGTGAGACCCCCTATCAATGTGTACATAGATTTCCTAATACCAACGTATCTGTTCAATCTATCAAAGCCCATAGGTATACCATTATTTCTACCATCTAGACCAGCTTCAACTTCTCTTCTTAAATTTTCAAAACTCATATATCTGTACCTTTAAATGGTTCAGCAGATTCTTTAATAGTTTTACCTTCTCTTATGAGCTCAATGAATGGTTCAAATGATCTCTGGTTAAGATAGGTGAGACTGTTCTGCATAAATGTAAGTCTATTAGTCTTTGTCTTAATAGAATTCTCTTTCTTTTGCAACACCTCATATTCTAAGGCTGCAATTAGTTCTATGGATTTGTATTCACCCTCTTCAATAATATTATTAAATTTGACTTTACAATCCTCTTTTTTTACACGCATACCACGTGTACCTGTAAATGATTGACTTTTGTAAGTGAAAGTATCAGTACCTGGATACTGATTCCACCACTTATCAAAGTCTGAATCTGATTTCTTCTTCTTAGGTAGTTTAGGTTGTTCTATTTTCTCATTAAGAAAAGATAAGACCTCTTTACCTACAAGAGTAATCTTATTTGCTTCTGACAACAATCCTTTTCTGCGTACAGTTTGATAAAGTATTTTCATCTTAGCATCATCTGTACACATATCTTCAGGATCATTACCTTCTTCAACAAGCATCATGAAGCATAACATATCTAAGCTGTACCCAGCTTTAGTTAGCTCCTTAAAATGGGAGAATGTTAATGTGAGGTTCATTGTGTCTTTCTAGTATTTTATCTGTGTCAATTACTATAATACGAGCAGGTTGTTTATTAATATACTTTTCTACATCATGCTCAATTATAGCTATTTCTTCTTGCAAATATACTAAATCCTTAATAGATTCTCTTTCCCAATCATCATTTATTTTTAACTTTTGGTCTCTCATCTTTATATTGGTTTAATTATTCTGCAGCCCAACCAAAGAATACCCATCTACCTGGTCTTTCTGTAGAGGATGATTTGTATGTTATTTTAGCTACTGATGATCCACCTTTCTCAAGCACTTTCTCTATGGTTATTGTTGTAGAAACTTGATTCTTTTCAGTGTATACTCTAGCAGACTTAACAGCATCTCCTTTTGTTAAATGAGAGCTTATAAATGTAGTATTTTGATATACATAATACTTAAGTATCCATTTCTTTGTACCAGGAGTAACAATGTGTTCCACTTGAGACTTATTTTTATTATTATTGCCTACAGGTTCCTGTATGCATATAGCAGCACATTCTCTTTTGTTTAATCTTTCCATTTGACTACTTATGTAAGCTTCAAGTTTCATTTTACTGTTCTTAAAATTAACACTTAAATCTGTAACACCATATGTAGTGCTGATTGTACCATTATATCCTTCTTGGTGACCTGCATAATCTTCTGCATTATCACATGCATTCTTGTACGCATCTTGTAATGTTTTACCACCATTTAATTGTCTAAACCATATTGCTCCCATAATTATTTGTTTAAATTTATATAAATCTCATGTATTAATGAATACAGCACTATTATTGCTGCACACACTAATAGGAAAATAGCAAAACTTAGAAGATCTTCATTGTCTTTTTCTTCTTCTTTCATGTTTTAATTTTTAATCCTTACTCCAAATTGTAAATCAAACCATGAAAATGTATTTTCAGCTCTTGACTTATTACATTTAAACACTTTTTTGATTAATGGTAATGCATAAGCTTTGAATACATCATGTTGTTCTTGTGTCATGGTCCATTTATTATACCATTCTTTTGTCATATACGCTTCTTGGATAGATTTACCAATCATTTCTAGTTGATAGTCTATCAAGTGCTCAGCTATATTTTCTCGATTTACACTTTTCATTACATACGTTTTATTATGTATTCATTAAACTTAGCTAAATCAAACTTAGTGTTAATCTCATTGAAGAAATTAATATAAGCCCAATAATGTGCAGATTCTGTATAAGATCTGTATCCATTTTCTAAGCAGTGATTTATTACAAGATCAGCTGCTATTTTAAATTGTGATTTTCCCATTGTTAAAAAAGTGAAAGTTGATTTTTGTCAGTATTGACTTTTCTACGCTTGCCCTCAAGCTGTATCTTATGCATGATTCTTTCAGCACGCTCTATATAATATGCATGATTAATGTTATCTAGAGGATGAGTTGATTTTAGTTTATTACAAACTGTCATCACCCATTCACCTGCCTCCACTTGAGACACATCAGCAGCTGTGCTATCTGAATTCTTATTTTTTACCTTCAGTAGCTTTTCTCCTGTATTAGATACGTAATATCTAATTAATTTGTTATATATATTCTTATTACCATTAACTATTCCTTCATAATGAAAATCCTTACTTGCTTTCTGTCTTAAACAGAAGTCAAAGATATTATTATGAGACTTAATAGTAGTGTCAATAGGTATATTACTAACAAAATATTGTTCAAGAGCAATTGGGATAATGCGTGCTGACTTGTTCTTATGAAGCTCAAAATCTGTGAGGAAATCCCCTTTCTTTTTAATTTCGCCATCTGTTTTAATTGCTAAATAGTCATTTACTGTTGAAAATATAATCTTTTGATAATCAGTGCGTTCAAGCTCATATTGTGTTGTTTCCATCCACCACTTATTAATAGCAGTCATAGTATCAAAACTTGCATTTTTTACAAGTATTGTCACTCCATCTGTATTTGCAGATATAACATGTATACCAGCTAATTCATATGCTTCGATGAGCATGAGTAGACTTAATTCACCTGTAATAGTGGTGAACATAGTGAGCTGTCTATCATAGATCCAGTTTTGCATGTCACTGCTCTTCGATTTTGTTATCCTACAGGCTTTTTATCCTATAGTTCTTACAGTTCTTATTCCTGTAAGTCCAGCATATATTTTCATCCCTAAGGATGTCGAGCACTCGTGGGAGAATTATATTTATTCATCTCCTATGCGTTACACTGACCAATAACCTTTCGTAATCTATTGGTTTAGCACGGTATTAGGAATCACACCCTTCACCGTTTTTGCTCGATTTTTCAATATGGATCTCTCCATAAAGCGGCTGATTGTTAAATCTCAGTCCTTTGTAAAATTTACCAGTTTTGCAAGCTTTGTTGATGTTTCCAGAACTTAAGAAAGTTAATGGTTTTCCCATTCTTTCTTTTTCAAATCTACTTTTGATAGGTAGATTATTATGTTCTGTCAAAGACCATTCTTCAAGGTCTTTAGCACATCTAAACTTTCCTAAGAAATTATAATTCACATCATAAACATATACTCTTGGAGAAAGATCTCTAATTTGTTCACTCTGTTTTTTGAGCTTATCTAACACTTTTTCTGATTTAGTTTTCTTTACACCTTTTAAATAAGAGTAATCTATATCAGTTTTTCCTTTGTTCCAAGGAGTGTGCCCTTTTTTAAAATTAGATTCTATTTCTCCAGAAGCATATTTTCTTTTCATGGTTTCAGCTCTTTTTAATATTGTCTCTTTTGACATATTAGGAGTACCTGAAGCAAGAGGATTAATATTGTATAGATTTTCTTTTTCTTCTCTATCTATCCAATATTGTTCTCTTTCAAGAGTGTTATGTTTTTCTGTAGTTTCTATAACAGAGGCACAAAAGCTAGTTTCACCATATTTATTAAAAGCGTTCTGCAAATAAGTATTCTTATGCTTTCTTGCTCTTAACATAGAAACATGGTGTTCTAATCTTTTTATAACTCTCATTGTAGAAGATCCAATGTACACTTTATTATTCATTAGATTCTCAATAACATAAACTCCAGGTTTTTCTGAAGAACAACCGTGTGCTATTATAATTTCCATAGTAAGAATTTTTACAAACTTACTTAAACTTTCCGTAAATTCAAAGAACTAAATTAAACTTAACAATTTTTTAACAACCGTACACAGAGTTAACAGCAAGCTTTAGAGCACCAACAATACCTTTAATCTTCTTGTCCTTCTTAGCTAGTGGTTTAAGTTCAAGTCTTTTATCAAACATTGTCTTGTAACCTCTAAGAAATTCAGAACCTAGATGACCAGGATATTTACCATTGTTAATGATGATTGCAGGATAATAGCTAGATACATCCCAATCTATAATGAGTGTATCATCATCAGCTTCAAATACTTTAGGCTTGTTCTCTGTGTGAAGACCACCTTTTGCAAAGGTGTATGTGTTGCCATAAAACTCTAATGATTCTT